TTTAAAACTTTCTTCTTTTTTCCAATCGAAAAACGACCCAGATAAATCTAGCCCAATCGGCAAAAATTCTTTATCAAGCATAATATCGATGTTTTTATCATCTACTTTTTTTATCTTTTGAAATGTGTTTTCTTCTGCTTTTTCTAAATTTGACATATTATTTAATTTTGTTTAAATGTTTATTTTTTTAACTTGAATTTACAATATACCTAAGCCATAGCCAGTGCCATCATTATAGCCATTGCCATCGCCATTGCCATTGCCTTTCCCAGAGCCGGAGCCTTTCCCAGAGCCATTGCCATCGCCATAGCCAAAGCCATCGCCATAGCCAGCGCCATCGCCAAAGCCAAAGTCATAGCCAGCGCCATTGCCAAAACCATAGCATTTACCATTGCCATCGCCATTGCCATAGTCTTTCCCAAAATCCTTTTTAATTTTAACATATTGTTCTATGTTAAAATCTTGCGATTTGGCTAAAATTATTGCTAATTTCTTGTTACTCTTATCATCAGATAAAAATATATCTAAAATATTTCGCTCTATAATATCAGTTTCTTTTGACATTTTTTAACTCTTCAATTTTTCCGCCAGTGTCAGTGTCAGTGCCCTCAAAATCTTTTTAAAACTTTCTTCTTTTTTCCAATCGAAAAACGACCCAGATAAATCTAGCCCAATCGGCAAAAATTCTTTATCAAGCATAATATCGATGTTTTTATCATCTACTTTTTTTATCTTTTGAAATGTGTTTTCTTCTGCTTTTTCTAAATTTGACATATTATTTAATTTTGTTTAAATGTTTATTTTTTTAACTTGAATTTACAATATACCTAAGCCATAGCCTTTCCCATTGCCATCGCCATAGCCATAGCCAGAGCCATCATTATAACCATAGCCAAAGCCAGAGCCAGAGCCAGAGCCATCGCCATCGCCATCGCCATCGCCATAGCCAGAGCCATAGCCAGTGCCGTAGCCAGTGCCGTAGCCATATGATTCGCCATAGCCGACACCATCCCCATTGCCAAAGCCTTTCCCAAAATCCTTTTTAATTTTAACATATTGTTCTATGTTAAAATCTTGCGATTTGGCTAAAATTATTGCTAATTTCTTGTTACTCTTATCATCAGATAAAAATATATCTAAAATATTTCGCTCTATAATATCAGTTTCTTTTGACATTTTTTAACTCTTCAATTCTTTCCACAAATCAGATTCTTTTCTTATCTGTATTGATTTGATTACTTTGTCGATTCTGACTTCTGTAATGCCATAATGATCCAACTTTAACTCAGTTGGGCTACCCGTTGCAACCCCTCCAAGTCCGTTTTTTTCGCATTTAAAATACCTTATAACGTGAGCGTTTTCTACCCTAATTACATCGCCCAAAATTGATTTTTGCTTGCTACAATCCCCGCAAACTATCCATCCTGAATCGATTGTTAATATTAATTTTTCCGTTTTATATCCCATATTTAATTTTGTTTAAATAGTTTTTTTAATTTGAATTTATAATATACCTGAGCCATAGCCAGAGCCAGAGCCATCGCCAGAGCCATAGTTCATGCCATCGCCAGAGCCATCATTATAGCCAAAACCATAGCCATTACCATATCCAGATCCATAACCATAACCATATCCAGATCCATAACCATAACCATATCCATTGCCATAGCCATAATTATAACCATTGCCGACAGTGGCGCCATAACCATATGATTCGCCAGCGCCGGACACATCACCAGATACAGAGCCATTGCCATAGCCTTTACCAAAATCCTTTTTAATTTTAACATATTGTTCTATGTTAAAATCTTGCGATTTGGCTAAAATTATTGCTAATTTCTTGTTACTCTTATCATCAGATAAAAATATATCTAAAATATTTCGCTCTATAATATCAGTTTCTTTTGACATTCTTAAATTTTAATTAACCTCTAAAAAACATAGATTCTGTCAGACCTTTCTCTGTGTAAGGGTCTGATGAATAACTATCTTGTTTATAATCTTCTTCTGAATCTTTGAAGTGCTTTTCCCAAAATTCTATCATTTGACTTGGGCAAAAGTCTTTGTCGGCATGATAAATTTGCCCAATTTTATAATCTTCATGAAAAAATTGATCATAAAGTTCTATAATAAAATCTTCTTGAATCTCTCCCTCTTTTTTAAAGTGTATATATAACTCTGTCTCTATCTCGCAAAAAATACTCGAAGAGTCGCTATTTACAAAAACTTCTGAACTTAGTTCTTTCATCAAACCGCAATAAAAATTTACCGCTTTTTCGTTATCTTCTTCAACCTTTTTAGCGTTTAATTCAGTCCAAAAGGGCGCTACAAATCTTGCGCAAAAATCAGAATTGTCAGAGGTTACAAAATCAGTTACCTCTGTATCATCCATTACCAGTTTTATCAAAACATCGTTCTGAAACGATGCGCAAAACTTTCTTTTTATGCCAGAAACTTCAAAAAATTTTTCAAGCTCGTATATAAGATGTGCTGTACTCATAATCTTGTTTTTTGTAATTGATTATGATACAAAGGTAATCATTTTTTTGATAAAAACCAATATTTTGATTTAAAAAACCAATATTTTTATTTAGTCTAAATAAATATAGTAGATAAAAATCAATTTTAATATCAATTAAGATATTAATACTTATTTTTTAATAAAATCAAAATTATATTTATTTAAGAAGTAACAACGACTTAGAAAGTTTTGAAAACTAAAAGATTCACACTATACTTTATTTTCAACTAATAAAGTCGTTATTACGAATTTCGTAATTTGGACAACCAATGTACATATTTTTAAGCAAAAAATATGTACCGACTATCTTAGTTGTCCTAACGCTTTGCTAAGCTTGCAATAGTTTCTAAATGATAAGCTTCTCTTTGTTCAAGTCCTAAAACTTGCTTTTTTAACATTTCATTTTCGACTAAAAGCTCAGAAGATGTTTTTAACCTAAAATTGGAATCTTCACTAGATTTAGGGGCATTTTCATAAAAAAACCAGTTTAAATTTAGTTTTAAACTTGGTTTAAGATTGACTATCTTAAGAAAAAAATCAAAACTGGGCGAATTTTTGCCTTTTTCTGCACCCGATACGGCGGATTGCGAAACATTTAATTGCTTGGCAAATTCTAGTTGTGTCATTTTAAAATCTTTTTCTCGTACTTGTTTTATTCTATTACCTATATACATAATAAATTTTTATTTTTTTTATCATAATTTTGATTAAAACCAAAATTTTGCTATATTTGCATTAGATACTGCAATTATAATCAAAAAAATTGTAACAATCAAAAAAATGATAAGGATTATATGAATAAGGAAAAAATAATTGAAAAATTGGAAAAGAAAATTCCAAACATGAGAGGTGGGCAAAGACAAGAAAGGAAAAATTATATTAATTTATTAATACAAACTTTGCCTAAAATCCCTAAAAATTACGCGTCTGTCATGCACATAAAATACGGTCATGACAGACGCGCAACTTATAACGCTGTATATCACGGGGTACATAAGCCTAGCATAGTTGATGATTTAGCTAAAGAATTTGGTGCTTTAACTTCTTAAAAATGAGCATAATTAAAATTCAAAAACGGGAAAATCCTTTTGCGATGATAGACAAAAATATTATCAACGATAATAGATTAAGTTTTAAGGCAAAAGGTATATTAACTTATTTGCTAAGTAAGCCGTCTGACTGGCAAGTTAGAGTAAAAGATTTGTCGAATCATTCGACAGACGGCGAAAAGTCAATAAGATCGGGGCTAAAAGAGTTGATAAAATTCGGTTATGCAGAGTTCAAAACACTGTATAGCGATGGCAATAAACTAGCCGGGAAGACTTATGTTATATATGAAACTCCTATAAAAACCGATATCGCCGAAATGGCGATATCGGGAGACAATACGGAATATATTCCCGATATTGCCATTTCAGGAAAATCGACATTTCAGGAAAATCGACAAAACGGCGCGCATAGTAATATAGATTCTTACAAAGAACAAAGTTTTAATAATAAAGAATGTGGCATTTCAAAAAAAATGCGCTCTTCTAAAAAAATTAAAAATAAATTGGAAGAAGATAAAGAGGGGAACTCTCACGCTGGACAAAAATACTTTAAGTCAAAAAAAGAAGGCACTAGGGGGGGCGTTACTAATAATAATAAAGAAACTTCAAATTTTACAGCTATGAAAGAGGTTTTTTTAAAGTATTATAAAACAACATTTAAAAGGGTTTATACGGGATGGGATGGTAGCGAAGGCAGAGCATTAAAACTCTTAATTACAAAATTAGAAATTCTTAAATTAGATAATGAAATAAAAGACGCTCTAATTCCCTCAGAATTGCTATCTAATAAACTTTCTGATGTTTTTGGTTATATACTATCAAATCATAAAAACAAATGGCTTAAAGAGCGTCTAAGCGTAAAAAAACTAAATAGTGTTTTTGATGAAACTTTAAATACTTTGCCAAATTTAAAATCAAAGTCAAAAAGTATATATGAGGGTATGAACAAAAAAATGCGCATTGGTTGTGAAAAGGATTTTTTTAAAATGAATGGCAAATTACCTGCTTGCGCATTGCCAGAAACTATTGAAGAACTCGGATTAACACAATAAAAAAATGGAAATATTTTATCAAAAAACAAGAGAGTTTGACAAAGATATTTGGTTAGTCGCCACAAGGCGTTTTCAGAAAATAGGAGATGCAAGAAATGTGCGATTTATTTTTGACGAATCAAATAAAGCGATTCTTAGAAAACTTATGCAATATTTTTTGAGAATTGAATCAGAAAATCAAAGTCTCAAAAAAGGAATTTGCTTAAGTGGCAATGTTGGAACAGGTAAGAGCGAAATTATGCGCATATTTCAACAATTGCTAAAAGGGTCGCCTCTTTCGTTCAAATTTGCTACAGCTGACGCAGTTGGCGATTATTATGCCAAAACTGGGAATATAGACAAGTATATGATCGGAAATTGGTGTTTTGATGAATTAGGATTTGAAAATGACAAGTCTCACTTTGGCAACAGAATGAACGTAATGAGTAAAGTTATTATGAATCGATATTCTGGCGGTTTGGGGCTTTATACACATTTTACAACTAATCTTAACTTTTCACAGATTATGCAAAAGTACGATAATGACGGGAATTGTCGTATTTCTTCAAGATTACAAGAAATGTGCAATTTTATTGAGTTTGCACGCGAAAGCGAAGATAGAAGAAGTGAACCAAAATCTTACACATACACGCCAAAAGTATATCTTTATGACAAGCAGGAGGAAAAGCAAGAAAGCAATTATTACTCTCAAGAAGCAAATGAATCTCGACTTAGAGCAATGAAAAATATAGCTCGTGCTCGCAAAAAATTTAGATTAGAAAAAAAAGCAGGTTCAACACCTTTCAAAGCGCAAAAAATAGAAATAACAAAAGAAAATATTGAAGATATACTCGAAAAAAATTGTAAAGTCTCAGAAAAAAAAGACAGAGAGAGGCTTGCAAAACTGTATTTTACAGATAAAAAGCAATTTCAAACTGAGATAGTAACTTACTAACTAATATGAAAGCAGAAAAAATAGAAGAAGAAAAACGCAAAGAAAGATTTAAAAATAAAGTAATGAGTTTGGTCGAAGAAATCGCATATTTTAGAAAGATTAGAAAGATGAACTTAGAAAGAGACAATAGAAAAAATGGGAGCAATTCACAAAGTCAAAATCTTTAATAAAAGTATCTAAAGAATGATTATAAAAATGAATACAGATATAATGTTTTGCACTAATAAATATTGTCCCAAACGGACGGTATGTGCAAGGGGGAAGAATTTAAAACCTAATAAAAAAATGTTTGTATCATACCAAAATTTTGAGTGGACAAAAGATAAAGGATGTGATTTTTTCAAACATAAACCTATTTATTAAACTGCAAAATAATTGGCTGTACAAATAAAAAATATTGATGCTATATAAAGTAAAAATAGAATTGCAAAAAGAAAAAAAAGAAATATTAGTATTGCTTGAACTATCCCCTTTCTGTTTAATTATTCATAACAATATTGATTACAAGCGAATTTATACTGCGAAAACTTTAGCTGAAGTAACGAAAACAAAATTAAAAGATAAATTGAACTAAAATAATATTAACAACAAAAAATTAAGTAAAATGCGGACAGAAAAAGAAATATTGGCAAGTTTTTTCAAAAAAGAAAAAGTAAATAAAGAACAGTTTTTTCAAGTAAAAAAGATGAATATTATTGCGTTAGCGATGAAAGAACATTACGAAGAACTCAGAAAAAAAGTTGATAATTATATTGAAGTAAACGAATTAGTAATTAATCAAGTTTGCGAAGAAATAAAAGATTTACAAAATCCTCCTCCCCCCTCTTTCGAGCAAGATAAACAAATCGGGTTTAAACAAAGAATGTCCAGTTCTGAAGGTGTCCGGTGGACAAATTTAGAACTGGACATTTTAGAACTGTTGTCCAGTGGACAATTTACGCATGAAGAAATTGCGAAAAAACTGGACATATCGACAAAAACTGTGCAAAGAGCAAAAAGAAAAAGGAGCGAACAAAAATGATTGAGCTATTTTTAATTATATTTTTAGGAGGGTTCGGAATAGGAGGGGGGCTAGCTTATTTAGAAAGTACCGAGCGGATAAATATAAAATATATATTTAGAAATATCTTAAAAATAAGACAAAAAAATGAAAAGAAACTTTAAACTTATAATAATCTATCTTTTAATATTTGCCTTAATCGTCATACTTTCGAATCGATTTTGGTTCGACAAGGTAAGATGGGAGTAATGTATAAAAACACCCCTCTAAAATTTAGAGGGGTAATATTTTCTTAGAAAAAATTCAAAAAAATATGACAAACGCTTTATTACAATCTTTGCCACGAGAAACTCGCATGCAAATAGCTTTATTAGAATATATATCATATCAATATAAAGATGTTGTTGTGGTACACATTCCTAACGACATGGCACGCACAAAAACAGAAGGATACGTAAAAAAATGCATGGGCATGTTGCCGGGTTTCCCGGATTTGATGTTGTTAAAAAAAGAAAGAACACTTTTTTTAGAACTCAAAACAAAAGAAGGCAAACTAAGTCAATCGCAAATAGATACTCAAGAAGCACTAAAAGAATTAGGTTTCGAGGTAAAAACAAGTTTTGGAATTACACAAGCATTAAAAATTGTAGATAAATTCGCATTAGCTAAATGATATGAAAATACATACAAATAAGTTGAAAATAATATTAGCAAGTTTATACTTTAAAGATAACTCATTTGCGATTCGAGGGTATCGAATTGGAATGACAGAAGAAGAAAGCTTAGCGCAACATATTGTAAAAAATCACTCTATTAAATTCAACAACATAGAAGATGACATAAAAGAATTAATAAGATTGGGAATTTTTGAAGAAGTAGAAAACAAGGAATATATTTTGAAAAAATCTTGGGGACAAAATAATTATTATGTCAATGTAGAATACACTACAAAGCGTAGGCTTAGATTGTACAAAAATACTTTGTATTCTAAAGAGCATTCTAATTTATATGAACTTTACTTAAGCAAGGGAGAAAATAGAAACTTAGCATTGAAAATCATAGAAGGAATTTTTTTAGAAAAAGTTTTTTCCCGTCTTTTTTAAACTAAAAAATTATGAGATGTTCTTTGATAAAATAACTAAATTTTCGTTGTTATAATGATTTTAAAAATAAATAACAAAAAAATCCCCACTTCTTGGGATGAATTTAGTTTTGGTGATTTCTTAGAAATGAAAAAAACTAAAAAAGACGATTTAGTCAGTTTTTTTTTAGATAAAAATCTAAAAGATTTAAATAAATATGAGCAAAACGTATTATTGCTTGCATTTGAATTTGTGAATGAAAAGTATGAATTAGAAGAATATAAAGACAAAGAAATATTGCAAAGAAATAGTATAGAACAAAAATTCTCTTGCTTAGTAGTAATAAAAAATAACAAAGGAGATTTAGAGCAAAGTTTGCCTGCTCTTTATGCTATTCTTTCACAAGATAAAGAATGTTTTTCGCAAGAAGAATATAAGACTAGATTTGAAAAAATAATGAACATGTCTTTTAGAAAAGCATATCCTTTGAGCATTTCTTATGCAAATCCTTTTTTTAAGAATGAAGAAACGCTCGATAAGATATTACATCAAATAAAAGATTTGCCTGAAGAAAAGGAGGCGGGTATAGAAGACTTGAGAAAAATAGCCAATCAAACTTTTTTTGAAGGTATTGCTAAGGAATACAATTTAAGTATTTTTGAAGCTGAAAAAATAAGTATACAAAGGAGCAATACTTTTCTAATTTGTCGCAATAAGATTAATCATTTTCAAAGAAATTTACAAAAAGTATATAAAAAGAAAGCAGAAGCTTTGTACAAAAAAAGGAATAAAAAAAGATGATGCAAGATTTTATTAAAGATATAGCTTTGACCGAATTAGGACTAGAATACTTATTTGCAGATCCTTTTGACGCAAATTTGTTTCAAGATAATTTTATAAAAGACTTTTTAATTTTAGATGAATTTTATACTTATTCTCTTTTTTCTTCTCCTTTCAATCACAGAAATTATACAATAACCGTTTGGATAGGGGGAAATTCGAGACTAGATAAAAATGCAACAGACAGAATCGAAGGAAGAGAAAAGTATGAGATTGTTATGGAACAATTTTTAAACATATTGAACTTAAAAGAAGAGATTTTAGACAATGTGGAAACCGGGACGATTTCATTTCAAAAAAACTATCTGGATTCTAACAAAGATGTTGTTTTTCAAACATTTAATTTCAAGATAAAAAGCACAGCATGTTAGAGCAACAATTAAATATAATCGCATTAGAATTGGTTAATATGATCAAACTCAGTTTCGTTCAAAAAGATTATGTAGTCAGTGGACAAACTAGAGATAGCATAAGACAGGAAACTAGTAAAAAGGGCTTTAAAATATTTGGCGCTTCTTATATAAATAGCCTCGAAAGTGGGAGACCCCCTAGAGAAAATAATCAAGAGACCGATTTTTTAGAAAGATTAATAAGGTGGGTCGAGGGTCGAGGGTTGGCTTTTGGAGATGATGCGATAAGATTGGCACGACAATTTAGATACTTGATCAACAGATTTGGTACAAGATTATATCGATCGCAAGACCCCCGATTTTCTGGAAATCAGAGTGGGTTAATATCTGATGTAATTAACGATGAATATATTACAAAACTAAAGAAAACAATTTCTAAAATATTATTTTCTTCTTTCAAAGTAAATTTTAAAAGATACACTAACAATATATGAAAAGAATTAACAAACTTATATTTTATGCTTTTTATTTTATTGCTATAATTATATTCACAAGCATATTTGCATATATAATTTGGAAAATGATATTATTAATAGATTTGATGATAAAAAAATGGCTATAAATTTTAATCAAACCCCTAATTTTTATAATTATTCGGGAGGATATTTCGCAAATCCTGTCGTTTTTGGTGGCACAAGTGCAGAAACCTTTGAAACAATTACAGTAGAAACAAGAAAAAACTCTGAAATTAGTTTCCAAACTGTTGTTAGTTTAAATCAAACTGTTGTAGGAGGGGAAGTGTTTTTCGATATTTCGCAAGTCCTAAAAAACTTATTAGAAAACGATTTGCCTATTTTTTCCAATAACAGCACCTCTTCTCTAAACTCTACTTTAAGATTTAGACTTTTTGAATTGCAATCTAATCAATCTTTTGTTGTAAATGCAAAAAGCAACGACTTAGAAAATAATGATTTTAGCGAATTTGTTTTTAAAGAAGCTGTAGAAGATATAATTTACTTTCCAGCTAATAGAGTGTTGAAGGTTTTTAGGAACTTTCCTTATTTTTACAGTTTCTATGTTAGCTTTAGCCAGTCCAATTATAGGTTAGATTTTTTGGATAAGAATAATTCTTTATTAAGTAGTGTTAGCAATCCGTTTGAAAGTCTTACAGCAAATTTAACTTTAGAACACATTAATATTTCTAAAATTTTAGATGAGCAAGCACAAAAAGAAGAAGTTGTTTTTATAGAACTTTATTATTTAAATAGATTAGCAATAAGATTAGATGTTTTTGACATAAATTGCAATGAAAATCAAAATACCACTTTGGCGTGGTTCAATGAGTTAGGGGCATTAGAAACTTTTGTTTTTAGAAGCTTTACACAAACTCAACAGGAAGTCATAGAGAAATTAGAATTTAGACCAAGCTTTTCAAGAATAAACGAAGACATTAGAAAAGTTTATCAAGCAAAAAATATTATTTCTCCAAAATTATATGCACAAGATTACGAAAATATAAAGAGCATCTTTTATTCAAATCAAGTATACATTATTGAAGATAGTAACTTTTACCCAATCCAAATATCAAATGATCCCCCTTTGGTTAATCAAAAAGACAAAGTAATTGATGTTAGGATCGAATACAAAACACAAATCCCTAATAGCTAATGATAAGATTATTTGTAAATAATGAGGAAATAGATTTACAAGAAGAAGAAAGAGAAAAAATAAGGAGAACTTTTGTTGCTAATGATGTGCAAAAGCCAGATATGATCAGTAGCAACTTTTCTACTCAATTTAATATCATTCTAAATAAAAAAAATGAACGAATTTTAAATTTTATTTCTAATTTAGATGTTAATTCGCTTTTCCCTTACCAGATCCAAAATTGTCAGCTTTTTGACGATGGTATAGAAACTGAACCAAATCTTTTATTATTGTTAGAAGAACTAATTGACGATAACATAATCGCAAAAGTGTTTTCGGGAACTATAAGCTTTTTTCAAGTCATCTCGAAAAATAAAATTTCAGATTTAAATAGCTTAGGCTCTCATTTGTATGATTATAATGTAATACAAAACAGCCAATCAAACTCTTTTTCAGATGTTTTTATTTATGACATACAAAAAAACGGTAAAAACACAAATACACAAACAAGCGAATTTACTGATATGCTACCTAGCATCTTTGCGAAATCAATATTAGATAGTATTATATCTGAAAGTGGTTTTGTGGTAAATTTACCTCAAAATGCTGATTATGAAAAGTTACTTTTAACTTGTAACAATGAAAAAACGTTGTTCAATGGGAAAACAGCTTTGCAATGGAAAAATGAAAGCTGGAGTTTTTTTACCCCTAACAACTTTGACATTGTTCAGGGACTTAATTATACAATAACCCCAAGATTTATTTTTGATTTTAGTAGTTTTGGCATAACAGAATTTAATAGCTTATCTTTTTTAGACAAAAGGTTTATCTTTACACAAGAGCCGGGAGTATTTTTTAGCTTATCTATTAACCTGAGGTTCAGAAGTCCAACCTCAGCTCCACAAGGCATAGACATGGCAATAGTTGAAAGTGATTCTTTGATAGTATTAAATGAACAAAGCACAATATTAACGACTTCAACATCATTCATTGACAGTCCTTTGCAATTTACAAATGTTCCTTTAGACCCCTCAAAAACTTATCACTTTTCTTTAAAGAAACAAGTCAATAACGCAAGCAATCCCGAGTTTGATAGTTCTGCTTTAGATACTGTTATTGAATTTCAAAAAGAAATACAACATAATCAAATATTAGCAGATGTTGAGCAGATAGACTTTTTTAAAGAATATAGTAGCCGATTTCAATGGTTGATACAGATAGAAAAATATACTAATATTGTCAATGTAACAGAAACTAAAGCAATAGAAGACCTAAGTACGAGCATTAAAAGTGTTTTTTCTAATGCTAACTTCATGAATGGGGGCTTAAATTGGATTACGTCTAATTCAATTACATTAAACTCGATACCCTCAAATATAAATTGGGATTTTTCAATAATAGGCGAGGCTAGAATAAGCAACACAACCCCCAATCCCCCCGATTCTACATCTTTCATTTTAGAGCAACCAATTTCAAATGCTGGGATTTACGACATAGTTATAGATTATGATTTTGAATTTATACCTAGCGGAAACGACCTTGAAATTTATATAATAGAAAATAGTACAATAGCAACTAATATTGATACTTTGCCCAGTTCTGGGAATGTTTATACTTATAACGCTATGATAGGAAATAGTCTAGGATTAGCAATATTTATAGAAACTGATAATGATACAGATTCTTATCTATTTAGATTATTCGAGTTTAGTGTTGGGTTTTTGAATTTAAAAAACATAAAAATAGACACAAGCAGACCAATTCGAATAGAGTACAATATTAGAGGATTTTCGCAAGAAAATGAACTTAGATATGAAGGAGACAACGAAAATGGGAACTTTACTTTTAGTGTGATAAATGAAAAATTACAAAGCTTTCAGGAAATATTTGAAAGTATATTTTCCTTCCCTTTTTTAGAAAATAGTATCCCCCAAATTTTAAGATTTGAACTTAACGAAGATAACGAAACATTTACACAAGTTCGAGTCAGTGAAATATTTTTATTATGGGATTTGAAACAAACAGGAGGGTCTTATAATATTACTGCAAATTATCAAGACGAAGGCACTCAAATAGCAGGGATAACTTTTTCATTAACTTTTACTGTAAATCCTGCTATTGCTAACAGAATATCGATGCAATATTTTTTCGAAAACTATTGGCAGTTTGTTACAAAGATAAATGACAAGCCTGTTATTTTAAAAGTATTTGCACTTATAGATGCAAATCAAATAAACGAAATTGATTTTTCAAAATTAATAGGATTAGATTATTATCACAATGCAAGAAGAGTAAACGGTATTTTTTATCTCAATAAAATAGAGCAGTGGTATGACTCAAACATTCCCGCAAAGACTGAACTAATATTGCTAGATAATGCAACTTTAAGTTAGATTTTTCTATTGGAAAAAAAGAAAAGACAAGTCTATAATAAGACTTGTCTTTATCACACTTGCGGGACAAATGCGAAATCTTTACATTAGATGCGAATGTAAGAAAACAAATTAATATATAAAAGCAAATATACAAAAATAAAATAAAAATTTAAATTTTTTCTAATTTGCTGTAAATCTTAATCACCCTACATTACTTAATGACAAAAACAGGTAAAAAATCTCCAGTTTTTATGAAAATTTTCGAAAAAACTCAAATTTTTATAAACTTTCATAAACTTTCATTAAAATTCAGAAAACGAAACGGTATTATCTACGCTTGTTTGTACTTCTTGTAAGTCTGTTATTTTAGTAACAATTTGCACATTTTGAATTGCTCGCAAAGTAGTCTCGAATACTCCAAAACTTTGCGCTACTTGATTGTTAATAGGAGCCGAACCAATATTTGCGACCCCTCCTTCTTGAGCAATTAAGGGTTTACCCCCACCAGCTCTATTTATATAATCTAAAACAGGTAAAAAATTTCTGGAACTTTCAGAATTAATTACGACTTCTCCATTCGAAAGCATTGCCGGGATACTATCACTTTTTGAAGTGCCTGCACCTCTTACTCTTCCTCCTCTATCGTATGCCTCTATGATCGCCCCATCCGCTGCGCTTTGAATTTGAGCAACATTTGCTAATCCTGTTGCGATCACTGTAGGGACTAAAATTAATTTTGCAAGTGTGGGCAGTTGAGGGTCTGCTAAAGTTTGCGTGGCTGCTAAAAACGTATTTGTTATTGCTTGCGTAGTAGCCAAAAACTTAAACGCAATTGTGTCTTGTTCAAAAAGTTGAGACGCTTGATCTAATGCACCTGCTACTGCTTGCAAATTTTGCAATTCGTTTTCAGTTTCTGCATCACTTATTTCTTTTCTAGTTTCAGACTGCTGACGTTGAATATCTGTAAGACTTTGCTCGGATGTTCTTTCGATTTCTTGAATCCTATTTGAGCTTTCTAATAATTGAATTTCTTTTTCTAAATCATTGAGTTTAGTATTTTCTAAAATCTGTTGTTGTTTTTGTAGCTCTGTTTGTATTTCTAATTCTGCTTGTTTTTGTAAAATTTCAATAGATTTTTGTGCAAACATATCTAAACTATTAAGTTTTTCTTGAGTTGTTTTATTATCATCTTCTAATATTTCTGCATTTGTTTTTTGTTCTTGCTCAAGTATAAACTCTAAATCTTGCACCCTTTTTTGCGTAATTAGATTAGAAATTTGTGTTTCATCATCTAATCTTTTTTGATTTTCGTTCTCTAAAAAATTAGTATAGCTCTGTGTCAATTCTCTAGCCTCTTTATTTGATTCTTCTATTATTTTTAATCTTTCATTTTCTGTTAATTTTTCATTTTGTAATAATATTTCTCTTCTTTGTCGTATTAAATCTAATTCTGCAAAAAGTCTCGCTTCAGTATTTTCTTGTGTTTTCAAAACTTCTAATTCTAACCCGGCTAAAGTATTTTTATTGTTAGCTTCTCTTTCTGCTCTGATAGATGCTAATCTTTTTTCTTCAGCTTGCGCGATTTGCTCTTGGAACTTTTGAAAGTTTGAAAGTTGAGTTTCATTAAATTTTTTCCGCGCTTCTGCATCTGACAGCCTTAATGTTTCTCTAGTTTTTTGCAATTCAAACTCACTAGTTTTTAACTTTTCTAATTCGTCATCAATATCTTTTTGACTAATCCCTTTGAAATCAATTCCTATATTTTCTAATTGCTCCTGTTGTTTTTCAAACAGTCTTTTTTGTTCTAATAAAGTTTTTCTAGTTTCGTTAATTCTTTTTTGTTCTTGCTTTTCTATTATTTTAAAAACTTCTTCTGCTGTTTTATTTTCTGTATCTATTGTAAGTTTATTTTTTCTTGCAATAGCTTTTAGTTCAGTTTTTGCGACTAATTCATTTCTTTTCAATTGTATGTTTAACTCTTCTCTCGAACCTTCTTGTATTTTTCCCTCGATTAACTGTCTTTGCGTTTGCAAATCTAAAATTTCAATTTGTGCTGCTGCCTGATCCCTGAGCAATTGCACTTCATTTGTGATTTGTTCCACGATTTGACCCTCAATTTCTTGTCTTTTTTCTGCTATAATTCTCTGTTGCTCTGAAATTTGTTTATTTAGTTCTGCTTTTGTGCCTTGCGAAGTTGCATTTTCTAATTGTCTTCTAAATATTTTTAGCTTATCTTCTTCCAGTTTAACTTCTGTATTTAGCCTTTTTTGAATTAGTTTCCCAGCTTTTTCGTTTGCGGATAATCTCGCCTCAAATGTTTTTAACTCATCATCTCTTAAAGTTTTTTCTTTTTCTATTTGTAAATTAACTTGTGCTGTTAGCGCTTCTTGTAATTCTATTTGTTTATTGATAGCTTGTAATTGCCTTTCTAGTTTTGCTCCATCACTTAAATTTGTGCCAAAAACCGAGTCGATGACGGATGACAATGCTTCGAAACCTTTTATTAAAATTCCAACTACATTTCCGATTTGTTCTAAAACAAATTTTATAGGTTCAAGGATGGCGTTTAACAATCCCATCGATGCAGCTAAATCATTTGCCCCCTCTTCTGTTTTTGAAAATGCCTTAAAAGCTTGGTTTAATAAAACTGCTAAAGTACCCAAAATCGCAATGATAGGATTTGCGGACAAAAATTTAAGTGCTTGATTAGCGCCCATCAATGCAGATTGGAAAGGATTTTTAAGAATTTCAGTAATATTTCCCAAGCCCGCCCCGAACAAGTTAACTTTTTCTAATGCTTCTGTAAAACTTGCTTCATAGTTTCCTACATTTGTCCTGCCATTTCGAATTGCTTTGTCAAATGCAAGTTGCCCTTCTCTTAATTTTTTTACTTTATCAAATTGTTCGTCAAAAGCTTCGTTAAGTTCTAATGTGCCATCTTCAGCAATTTTCAAAGTGGATGACAATTCTTTTAGTCTTTTTTCTTCAATAGCGAGTTGAGCTGAAAGTTCTTGATAAGAATTTACATTGCTTTCTAAGACTTTATTTGAAAGTTGTATTTCTTTATTAACTTGTCTTTGCTCAGATTGCGTTGCTTTTAAATCTTTTTGTAAAGTAACTTGATCTTTAGAATATTCATCAATCGTCTTACTTCCTTCTTTAAAAGATTTTCTATTTTGTTTTAATGCTTCTCGAATTTGAGTTAGATTTTTTTCTAATTGTACGCTCCTTTTTTCTGCATCTTTTGTGTCTAACTCAAACTCAAATATTAATCTTTCTGTACTTTCTTCAGCCATTATTGATAATATTTTCTAATTATTGACTCTTGTTTCGCTTTAATCGGAAAGACTCTATTATTTTGTACTTCCTTTTTATTTTCTTCATAAAGTGTATAAATAGAAGCGTTGTCTTCAAGAAATTTATAAAGTTTATTTTGCCAAAAAATGGCACTTCCTTCATTTTTTTTTATTTCAAGTGCTATATCTGTATTGTTCACATCTGTACTTTGATTTGTAGACTTTTGAACAACAGAATATTTTGTTGGATTCTTTTTTGCGGTTGGCAAATAATCTGAAATACTTAAAAATACTAAATAAGGCACAATATTTAAGTATAAATTATAATAACTTTGACTTAAAAGCGATTGCAAATTACCGAAATTTGTTATATTTTTACCTGTACTGTCGTAAGGAATTGAAAAGTTCATTGAATCAATAATCGTGATAGGATAAAATTCGTTTTCTTGTTGAGAAACTTTAATTATACTAAATGTGCCATCCGGGTTTTGTTCAGTAAATGAGGGGGGGAAAAGTCCTTCACTGTTCGCAATTTTACAAAATGATGTGTTATCTAATAATGTTGTATTAGAAATTTGTATAATCGTTTCGGTTCCTACTGTAATATTTTGTATTTCTATAGTCTTTTGCCAAAACTGCAAAAAATCATTGTAAAGATTATCTCCCAAAACTTGAGATAATTTAACATTTTGGCTCGAAAGTATAGAATTGTTTATTTTTTCGTATTCAATACGTAAGGGGAAATAATAAAACCCGTCAAAATCTGTAGTATTAATAATAGCACTTTTGAAATACATAAGTCTTTTTTTTTAAAACGAAAAAGATATTAATACTATTTTTATTTAGTCTAAATAAATATAATTAAACATAAATCGTTATAAAAATGAAAAAGTTATTATTGTTTACTTTAATGTGGATGTTTGTTTTATCTTGTAATAAAGAAGAACAACCACAACCAACGCAAAAAAATAGTGATGTCATGGATGAATTGGAAAAAATACTAACTGATAAACCCGAAATACTTACTTTGTTAAAGTATTTAGTAGGAAAAAAACTAGGCAATCTACAAAACGCACAAAATTTAAATGGGTCTGAACTCGTACAAATTTTGCAAGATGATAGCTTGAAACAAACCACTACCCAAAATATAGCTAATTTAGGAGGAGGAGGTTTGCCCGTCATCGATTTAAGCGGTTCTGAAAGCGTTTTTGCTCAAGATGAAAATGGGAACGATATATATATAAAATTTATTACTGCAAATCTAGGAAACCTGAATGCGGGACAACCGGGTACCCAAAATTTTTTAGACCCAATATCGGAATTGGTCGGATGGTTTCATTATAAAGGGGATAATAGCACATTTGGCATACTATCGGATGTTAGCCAAACAGCAAGTAGTTACCAAGTTACGGGGCTAAACGTAACGTCAGGAAATTTAGCGAGTGTCAGTGTGCAACTATTTATACTTTACAAAAGATGATTAGTTATTCTTTAATTATGAAAAATGTAATAATATATCTTATAATTATTTTATCGACATTTTCTTGTAAATTATTTAAAGATGATAGCCCAATTTTTGGCTATTCTAAGACAATAGCCAAAAAAACTATAAAAGACATATTTGGCAACGAAGATAATGTATTTGAAAAAGACAGTATTTATTTAAGTACAATTATATTAAAAGAAAAAGCAGAAAAAATTTTAGGTAGAAGGATTTCAAATTTTGCAACTAAAGAAGGAGAAATATATTTAAAAACTACAAAAGAAGAATTGAAATTAACTTGGCAAGTATTCGAAAAAGACTCTACAAAAAGAAAAATACTTTTAACTTATTTAAAGTCTGGAATTTAAAGAAAAATTGATTAGAATAGAAGAATATTTACAATCAGCCTTTTACGTAAATATAATATTACAAACTGGGAAACCTTTTACATTGGTTTGGTTTTTAGGAATTGTAGTAGGGTCTTTTCTAATTATATTTTTTAGAATATTTTTTGATGTTTTTATAGGTAATAAGTTAAATAAGCTTTTTAGAAAAATCAGAAGAAAATGGAAAAAGCCAAAAAAGTGATCGGGAAATTTTGGGTAGGATTATTTCTAATTTTAATTTATCTAACTATTCATATTCTTAGAAATTTCGGGTTTCTATTCGCTAATAGTCTTATGGACGATATTAGAGTTGGTTTTTGGCTAGGGTTGAGCATAATTTTGGGATTAGACTTTGTTGAAAAACTTTTAAAAATAGTAAAAGAATTTAGAAAATGATTTTAAGTATAGATAATAATAGTATTGTGTTAGAGACACTTCAGTATATAGATAACATCCCTCTAAACTCCTTAAATACAAGAGGGAAAAAAGATAATGAAACATTAGAATTTTACAATGAAAAAACATTGGTAAATTTCGAAGCATGGAACAATATATTTAGAGATAGTGCTATGACGACCCTTTGGGGTAATGATTTTTTAGATACATTATCAAACATAAGAAATGCTGTAAATGTTGCGGGGGGTGGGGTTCAACTAGGCAGTAATTACTTACAAGACTTAGCAGAAGGTAAATTTAGTGACCGAACTTTATTTGATAAATTCGGGCAAATTACCAATGTCACCTCCTCGCAAGGACAATTCCCCTTAAGTATTTGGTTTGGACGGCTGCTATACACTGGACAACCTGACTTAGCTGAAGAACTTGAGGTTTTCAGCAGTAGCGATAACGATAATGTTGGAGGCACAGGCGCAAGGCAAATAATAATTTCTAATTTATTAGATGAAAATTTTAATGAAATGCCAGATGTTTTGGTAAATTTAGCTGGGACTACACCAGTTGACGTAAATTTAGGGCAAACATATTTAAGATGTAGTCGGGCTTTTATAGTTCAAAGTGGGTCATCGCAACGCAACGAAGGCAATATTACAATACGACATAAAACAACAGTAAGTAATATATTTGCTGTCATGCCTGCCGAAAAATCGCAAACACAAATTTTAAATTATACTGTACCGATCGGCAAAACTCTATTTATATCGAAAGGCACTTTATTTATGTTGCGTGCAAATGGGTCAGAAGCAAGTGCAGACATAGAAATACAAAAAAGAGATTTCGGAACTAATACATGGCGTACGATTTTACCTATTACATTAAATACCGCTAGTGCTTTTGAAATTCAAGACCCTATTAAATTTGATGAAAAAACAGATATTAGAAGCGTAGTAACAGACGTTTCTGACAATGTTGTGAATATAGCTGGTCAATGGGTGGGAACTTTAAAAAATAATATTTGATGCATATTGACAAAGAATATATATTAAATGTTATCAAATCTAAAATACTTCTGGACTTTTCAGAAATATTTGCTTTCACTCAATACAAAAAAGAAGAATTAAGAAATAGTTCATTATTCGATGACCCCGAAATTTTAGATGAAATAGAAAGAAATCAGATAAAGATAACTGTAGAAAAAAGAAACGATTGGTTGCAGTCCGAAAGCGCGAACTTGCAAATTAAAGGTATGCAATTAGTTGCATCTTTGAAAAATTACAAAAGACTGACTGGGACGGAATTAGAACATAAAGAAGGGGAACAGCTCACTATGAATTTTATGATAAATGAGCACTAATGTTTTAAATATATCTGTTAATATTTCAAAAAATGTTAGAAGGTTTTTATTAGATAATTATAAAAACCCCAACATCAACATAATAAGCCTACAAGGAGGTGCGAGAGCAGGTAAAACTTACAATACACTTTTATTTTTTGTTTTAGTAGCTCTACAAAGTAAAGAAAGAATGTTGTTTAGTGTAGTTAGACAAACATTAGCTGCATTAAAATCTAGTGCAGAAAGAGATTTTAAAGAAATACTTTTGAATCTAAATATCTACTCAGACAAAATACATAATAAAACAGATAGAATTTATAAAGTTGGGAATTGGGAATTTGAATTTTTTGGGTGCGATCAATCTGAAAGGGTGCAGGGAAGAAAAAGAGATTTTTTATTTGTAAACGAAGCAACAGAACTAAGCTATGATGTTTGGAATCAATTAATGCTAAGAACGTCAGGTTTAACAATTATAGACTTTAACCCAAAATATCAATTTCATTTTTTATGGGAACATGTTTATACAAGGTCAGATTTTGTTTATAAAATATTTACTTATAAAGACAATGCTTTTTTACCCAAAAAATTAGTCGATGAAATAGAAAGACTCAGGGGGGCTGACAATAATTTGTGGCGTGTATATGGATTAGGGCTAAAAGGGATTTCTGGGGAAAGTATTTATACACATTATAACATTACAAATACACTACCAAATTTAAAAAATAAAACAAGACTATTTGGGCTAGATTTTGGTTTTAATCATCCAACCGCACTTATTGAGGCAATTGAAAATGAAGATAAATTTTATCTTATAGAGAGACTTTACCAAGACAAATTGTCAATAGAAGAACTCATAAAAAAACTAAAAAATATAATTCCTAAAAAGCATTTAATTTATGCTGATTCAGCAAGACCCGAAATAATCAAGCAATTAACAAAAGAAGGCTTTAATATGCTAAAAGCCAAAAAGGATGTATTTGAAGGGATTAATTTCGTGAAATCTAAACAAATTTATGTTTATGAAAATTCGGAAAATTTAATATCAGAGTTCAAAGGATATTCTTGGAAAAAAAACAAACAAAATATCGTTTTGGATGAACCTGTGAAATTGAAAGATGATGCTATGGACGCTAGTCGTTATGTCATTTATTCTCATTTTAATACTGCAACATGTTCAAGGTCTCTTTTTTAACTATTTTTATTTAGTCTAAATAAAAATAAAAAGATATATTTTCGTTAATATAAAAAAGAGTATTTTGAAAGTAGCGCAAATTTATATATCTAAATCAATAGATTACGAAGATTCTACGTTTGAAGGCATTGTAAAAAGTTTAAAATCGCAAATGCCATACGATGAAATATACGTTTGGATAAACTCAGATGGCGGACACATAGGAGAAGCGATTGCAATTTTTCAGTATCTTAATAAAGAAAAGGAAAAGGGGATAAAGGTCACCACACATGCGCAAAATTACTGTGATAGTTCAGCTATTATTATCTTCTTAGCAGGAGATATTAGAAAAATAGATGAATTTAATCAAAATTTTCTAGTACATAGAATCTGGGACAGAGCAGAAGGGAACCCGGATCAAATTAGAGCAGGATTAAAACAAGCAGAAAAAACTGAAAACGATATTTTAGACATCTATGAAGAAGTTACTAAAATAGAAAAAGACTTTTTCAAAAATCTAATGTCAGAAGAAAGGTCTCTCAACATTGATGAAATACTAAAATATAATTTTGCTACAGAAAAGCATGAGAACAATTACGGTCTTGCTTATAATCTAAATCGAGAACTTTATGAACTTCAATATTCTTTTGCAAAAAACAAAAATGCAAATGAAGAAGAAATAAAGCAAAGAAGGATAGAATATAAAAAAAATGTGAATATGTCTTTTTCAGAACTCAAGAAATGGTCTGAAACTGAATGTTCAAAAGAAGCAGGCTTAGATCGGAAACCAATTGCTAGGAATTTGCATTTGTTAAATATTGAAGCCTCAAAATGGGGGCAAAAAGAATTTAATTGGGCAGGCAAAACAATTTCTTTCATAAATAGAATGAAAAAAAATCTAGGTAGTCAAAATATTATCATAGACAAAAATGGGAAAGAATGCGGTACTAAAGCTGAAATAAGTTTAAAAAATTGGGCTTTTGATCCAAAAAAAAAAGCCCGAAACCATAATTATAATAAAATGAGTGAATTTAATTACAAAGCTGTAAATAAAAAAGCTAGCTTTTTACAAAAATTGCAGGCAAAAAAACTAAAAATTTCTGTCGAAGAATTTTTAGCCCAAAAAGCAATTAACATGCTAGGGGAATATTTGGAAAAAAACAAAGAAATGCCAAAAAACATGTTAATAAAACTAGATGATGGCACCCCGCTTTATGTTTTTAGTGATACTGAAGATATTGAAGGAAAAAGAGTTGTCATTGCTGATGCAGACGGCGAACCAACTGAAGAGCCGGCACCAGACGGTAAGCATATGTTAGAATCTAGGAAAATTATATTGGTCGAGAATGGAATGATTTCACAAATTATGCAAGCCTCAGAAAATATGGATAAGTCGAAAGAAGAGAACATGGAAGAAAAGCCAAAAAATCCGGGCGATCATGAAAAGAAGGAAGAAAATAAAAAAGAAGAAAACATGACAGAAAAGTCAAAAAATCAAAGAAAATTAGAGCAAGAAATCGAGGCTTTAAAAAAAATGATAACAACACAACACAAGCCCAAAAATGCAACAGGCAACATGGGTGCAACGCCCGATTTGGAAAAACAGCAAAATAAAAGACCTTATTTTGCTACAAATTTAAGCGAATCTGCAAAAAAGCATTTAATTAATGAACACGCAACATATATCAAAAATTTTGGTGCTTATTCACTAAATATGAATGATGCGTTGAAAGAAAAATCTAAATTCGCAAAAAACGCAAATGAAATTGTTTTTGTTGATAATGATTATGTGGGAGATTATCGAGCAGACTTGTTAGCAGAAGCACTTTTAGGCGCAAATGACATTAATGTTTGGACGGTCATTGATGGTATTAAAGATGAAAGAAGATTGTCAAGAATTACAAATTCGGTTACTTTTAAAGATCGATCAGCTGAATTTAACGCATCAGGAAATGATGTAACTATTGACTACTCAAGAAAACTGACAATGAGAAATTATGGAGTTCAGGAGGCTGTTTCTGTGTTAGCGTTGAAACAAGCTTGGCACAATGGGACATTATCGCCCGGTTCCTTAGGTGATTACAATTCAGAAATAATAAATAATTGGTGGATAAATGAAATAGTAAAATTATCCACAATCCAAAACGCAATCTTGAGATGGCAAGGCAAAGCAGGGCTAACACCTCAAAGTTTGTCAGGTTCCAACCCCGAATTGGTGGGAAGGTTAATACCGACATTTACGGATCCATATTTGGGTTTAATTCCACTTTTAGAATCGGATCCCGACACCTCTAAACAATCGCTACTTTCGATTACAAGTTCGAATATAGACATAAACACAGTACAATCCTTAGGCACAACTACAGTGCTTGAATTATCAAGTGTAGCAAATTTGAGTGTAGGAGATACATTAACAATTTCTGGCTTGTTAGATGGTGGAGGTGGTAATATCGCAACCGCTCTAAATGGCACCTATGGGCAAATAGTAGAAATTGATAGCGCATCGAATGTTACATTAAGAATAAATACGACAGGTCTAGTGATCGGGACGCCTGACTATACAAATGCTAAAGTATCTTTTATAAATGAAAGCAATATTATTGAAATAATGAAAATATTGTACGCAAGGGTGCCAAAACCGATTTTCGATAAAGATGATTTTAGAATTTTTATACCCCCTACTATGCAAAGATATTATGAGTTTGCGACTTCATCAGTTGCAACGGGTGATGGCGACTATTTTTTATCAAAAAGAGAGTTAGCTTTTTTAAGTAAAAAGTTAGAAGTTATTAATTATATGCCTGAAAATAAAATACTATGTGCTCAAACTTCGAATATTTTTTATGGTGTAGATCTGTTATCTGATGAAACACAAGTAAATTTCGTTGACACATCCAAAACGACAAACTCCATGTTAAAAACATTGAGAATCGATATGAAATCAGATGTTCAGGTGGGTTATACTGAGGAATGCACTTTAATTTTCTAATAATAATAAAAAATAAATTTTAAAAATATGCCGGAATCACTAACATGTCGAATAAATGACGATCTAATCGCAGAATGCTTAAGAGATACGAAACCTGTAGCAGGCACAGAAGCGACAATAGCAATAAGCGATTTAGGACAAATAGATAGAACTACATTTACTTTTAATATTAATCAGTACAATATAGTTTCTGCAATTACTAAGCCTTTTGGATCGAGATTTTACAAATGGCAAGGAGTTAAAAACAGTAATGAGCCGATCAATACAGCTGAGGGGAGCGATTTTTTTATAAATTACTCTCATGCGATGACATTTAGACTTTTTGAAACCTCACCTAATAGAGTTGAGCAAATTGAAAATCTCGAAAATTCTATCGATGGAGCAATGCTAGTCTATGAGGATAAAAATGGACGTTACAGGATTCAAGGGAGTTCGTCAGGTTTAGATGTAGTAACTTCTACACAAACACAAAATGACGAAGAAAGTGCGGGGGGGTTAATAGTAGAAATGAATACGGGAAACAAAGAAGCGGGGCATCCTTTATTTTTGGGTATATGGGATTATACCGATCCTGAAAACCCAATTTATGATTTAGCTGCATCTAAAGCTTTATTCGAGGGATTGTTCGTAAAAGAGAAAAAAGCGACTACAGGCGGAACTGCGGGCGCAACAACTACTTTTGTAGTTACTGATACTTCTGATATTCCTGTGAATAGCATGAATCAATATTCCGCCATGTTTAGCGACTTTACGGACTCTAATTTATTACCGCTAAACGGGACAACTCAATTGATAACTGTAATTTCAAATACAGAATTTACAGTTGCTTTTGACTCGACAGGTGCAACCGATTTTATAGGAAGTATACAATAAAAAATTAAAACATGTACAAACTAAAAAACAAAGACGCAAGTCTCGCTTATCCTTTCCCACTATCGAATGACAGCGAACAATATCTTTTTGAATTGGCGATAAGATCAGCACCATTTTTATTGCAAAATGGGACAATTATAAAAGTTGATCACGCTGAAGAGGAAACAGAAAAAACCAAAAAAGAACAAAAACATGACGCTAGTAGACCAAAACGGAAACGAAATACAAAAAAAACCGAAGAAAATACCGAAAAAGCAAGCGTTAATATTAAACAAAAAAATAAGGACGCTAAGGAGTGATTATTCAGAAATTAAACCGAAAAATAGATATGTATCAAATTTCGGTTTTATTGGAAATAGAGAAAATAATGGCGCAAGTGGGTTATATATCCCATTTGGTGTTAATAAAGATTATTTCGACTTAGAGCCCATGTTTTTAATTTCACTCGCTAAAGAATCTAGCACTTTAGCGAGTGCTTTAAAATTAACTAAAAAGTTTTTAGTTGGAGATGGTTTTGCCGACAAAAATATTCAAAATATTGTCATCAATGACGAAGGCAAGACCATGTCCGATTTGTTGGAATACTTAGCAGTTCAAATGGCATATTTTGAAAGTATGTCATTTCATGTAAATTATAATACTGCTTTACAAATAGATGCTATTAACTTTTTGCAGTTCGAAAGACTAAGAAGGGAACAGCCTGATCAGTACGACAAAGTGCACAGAATTTGTATTGTAAGTTTCTACGATCCTTATATTTACAGAACACAATCGGTAAATTATTTAGATTTTTACCCCGTTTTTGACCCAAACCCGAGTATAGTTCTATCTCAAGCAGAATATCAAACGGGGCAAGTAGGCAGTTCACAAGAAGCAATAAAAGGCTATAAAGGACAAATCTATTATAGATTTAGACAAACACCGGGTCACTATTGGTACGCCTCGCCGGATTGGGACACTATCGTTTTAGATGCAGAAACCGAAAGTCTTATAAAAAGAAATAAAAGAACGGATACCAGAGATGGCATGAAAGCAGATACAATTATAACTGAGTATGGAGATGTAGCATTAGACGAAGAAAGACAAGAATCGCTTAGAAAAAGTTATCAACCATTTTTAGACGTAGACGGGTCGAGAGTCATGGTAAGAACAGTAATAAATAAAGATAACAAACCGGACATCGATATTTTAGACACGATCCGAGATAGCAAAAAGAAATATGAATATTTAGAAGATAGTGTAAAACAAAACATTCGAAGCAAATTTGGGTTCCCGGACATTTTGTATGGTTTTGCTCAAGCGGGCAAATTGGGAAACATGCAAGAATTTCAAGACGCTGTCAATTGGGGGAATATCATTACTTCTAACGATAGAAAAATGATAGAAAGAACACTTAGAGAAGTGTTTAAATATCATTCAAACCCTTCTCTAAGAGATTCTGATTTTAGAATTTTGGAGTTTTCTAGTAATTATTAATTTTCGGGTTTGCTTTCAAACTATATTCTTCTTTAAAGTCGTCAATTTCTATGAACCTGTCCGCAACCCAATATGCGTGGTCTACATTTTCAACCCCCGCATGGCGCATCATTTCTTTTATCTTTTGATTAAGTGTATTCTTTCGCATTTTATAAGCATCTATTCCAAACACTTTTTTTATAATAGCTAAACAAACTCTTGCATTAAGATTTTTTAACTCTATTTTACTTGCTTGTTCATTTGCGTAAATTTGTGATTTTTTAATAATCATACAATGCTTGTTTAGATTTTTATTACAATTTTTTTTAGCTAAATAGTTAATTTAAGTACAACTGTTTGAAGATGTTCGAATAAGTCAATAAATTCGACAATCTCGAAGGTTTTGTTTTTATTTTTCAATCTTTTCAAATGTCTTTCATAGTAATTTCTATTACTGAACAACTTAGAACGTTGTAAATATGTTCTACTTTCTAACCAAGAATCTACCTGTTTAATGTAGTCTTTCTCAACAATTATCTTTTCATTTTGATTTAGAAAATTTCTTATCTCACTTCTAATTTTTAGAATCTCCACTTGCATAATTTCTACATCTTCTATATAAAATTTTTGCTTATTCCTACTATAGTCTTGAAAAATTGTATTTCGAAAGTTACAAATCTTTGCAAACTTTGTTTTCATAAATGCAGGAGTTTCTAAAGCGTCTATAATGCGAGCAAGTAATAATTTATTTTTTGCGTCTAAGTCTGTTTTTATGTTTTCTTCGAAATAATATTCAGGAATTTTGCACCTATATTTCCAAACAGCGAGAATACCCTTAGATAAAGAGTATTCTTCTATTATTTTTTTTGCTTTTTCTTTGTTGTATTTCATTTTTAAAGTAAACTCTTGAAGTTACTAATTTTATCTAAATATACACTCATACTCCCTCCTCCAATTCTAAAATCTTCTCTTGCTCTCTAAATATACTTTTGATTGCTTTAACATCTCTCTCTAAAAATTTCTTAAGCCAATCTTTATTTTTAGAATAGTAGACTTTATTTTTCTGAAAATCGACATAATCACTTCCAAATTCATAAAAAGTAATTATATCCTGATGTTCTATAATTTTGTTATTTATAGTAATAGGTATGTGGAAATAATATTCAGAAGCAGAAACATATTTCCCTTTCTTTCCACTGTAGCTAATCTCAAAGCCTCGCTGTATTCCAATTCTTCGAAACAACTCACGAGACATTCTTTCATAAGACCATTCACCAGTTTCTTTATTGTATGAAAATATATGTTCCCATTCGACAATTTCCGCGTTTGGGAAATACTCTTTTAAATCTTCTTCGCTGAACGCCTGATATTTTACACAGACTCTCTTGAAATTTTTGAAACGCCACTTTAATTTTTCTTTATATTCATCAAAAAACCATCTTTTAATAAATACATTATCGATCGGAATACCACAAGAAAAGTTCTCGCTATTGAGTTCTAAAGGGATAATCCCTTTCAATAGCTCGTAGTGATTATCACTACTTACATAAAGTATATTCCTAACTGCTTTAAAAAATTCTAAGTTTTGGATAACACACTCATATAGTGTGTCAAAATGAATTGAATTTTTTCGTTTCAAGTCCCCAATCCCCCAGTAGACCATGTTGTAAAGAAACCAAAACTCTTTGGTTCCTTCCTTCACGGAGTATACTAATGTTTTTAAATCAACTTTTTTATTAAAAAAGTCATCTACAAATTGCTCGTATTTTTTTTCTTTATTCATATTTTATCCCAAGTTTTAAATTATTATGAAGCAAGGCTTTTAGCTATTGTCCAAATGCCTTTTCAATTTATCGTTATTACAATTTTTCAGAGTAAAAACCGAATGGGTCTGTTATTTTAATTCCTTCTTCTTCAATTTGAAAAGAAACTTGAGAAGTTTCTTTCATTAAATCATTTAGTCTCGAAATACTGACCCAATTTCTGTGTAAAGTTATCAAGGCGTCTAATATTTCTTTCTTGCTAAAATATCCTTGTACATTGAGGGTTTCAATAAAACGAGGTGATAGGTTTATATTTGAATTACCTATCGATATTTGAATTTTATTTGTCATAATTTAGTTGAAATTTAAAATATGAATAAATAGATTATAATGGGGTGTTTGTTTTTTCGTAATACTCAGGGTGTGAGATGTGATAACAGATCCCATTCCAACTTTGACTGTATCCTCTATAATAGAGGTAGTCCCATTTAAAATTTTCAAAAGACCTTTTTTCTTCTTCAGCTTGTCTTTTAAGGTCTTCTATTGTATGAAATGGCTCATCTAGTACTTTCAATAGCTCTTCAATAGATTTGAATAAGATAGGGCTTTTTTTACTTCTTATTTTATGTATTAGTTTAGACCCTTCAAAAAGTCTTTTAACATTTTCTATATCAACCTCACGGACACCCCTAAAGATTCGAATTTTTTCGTTGTTTATATAAACAAAATCTCCGTAAAATTTGCCATTCCATTCTGCGCCAATACTTAATCTTTTTGATATTTCATCAACCATTCTTCCTTTTTTCAACGCGAATTTTAAGGACTTTTTATATGAAGAATAGAGATGTAAATTTGCTTTTGCTACTCTGTGTGCTTTTTTCATTCTTTCCGATTTTGTCATATTTTCTAATATTTTGTGTTACTTACTTATTTATACGACAAAGGTAAGTATAAAGTTTCGTAATACATAGGAATTGTAATAATAATTTGTAAATATTTTACTATTTAGTTTAGGTATAAATAAAAAAGTACTCTTAGTATTATCAAGAGTGCTTGACGTTACTATATGTTGCCTCACAAAGAATACTGTATGTAAGATTTCCGGGAGTTTATATGCAACCTTCTTTTGTATAATGATCTATTTCGCTCTCTAGCTTTTTTTGCTTATTTATACGACAAAGACAGGCATAAATTTTCGTAATACAAACGAAGCGATAAAGCAAAGACCACTGTTTTGTACTCATCTACTACAAAGCGCCAAAAATTTTTTGTCTTGGGATATACATTTTTAATACTTATTTTTTGTGTTTATTTTGAAAAATGCAACAGCAGAAATTAATAATACTATTGCAAGAATTTGAATTGTTAAAATCATAGTTTTTTGTAGATTTCTTTAATCCTAAAAATTTGGTTATCTAATATTTCTTTTGCTTCTTTGACTCTTGATATAATAAAATCCCGATACTCAAAATCGGGGTTTATTTCTACATAATGAAACCCAAATTGATTTTCATAACGAGGGTCAAATGATACAAACAACCCTTTAAAATCTACATCATTATTATTAGAATGAATAAGCATGTTAGACTGAATTTGAGCGTAGTATTGCGGAACTATTCTTTTCATACTCTTATTATCTGTAATCGCTAAATATTCAATATGCTTTGCGATGCTATAAGGACATTTAATTTCTAATACAATATTTTCAAATATCCCATCTGCACTTCCCCCGAAAAACTTTATCTCTTTGTGCTTTTCAAATCCGAGTTGCTCGAACTTAAAATTCAAAGTTTCATTAGTTTTTAGTATTGCGGTTGTCTCATGTTCATTACCCCAGTCTATCGATTTGCTACATACTTCTTCCCCACTTACCCCGAGCTGTTCCGCAATCTTGCTATTAATGTAAGTAATTGCTGTTTGTGTGCTTAGCGATTTTCCTAACAGCCTATGTATTTCAGAAGAAGTAAAGCAACCTAGTCTATCTTTATGCCATTTTTCGGTTTTTTGTTTCCTGCTTTCTAGTTTCTTTTTGTATTTTAGGACAAGATTATTTTTACCTTGTCCTGCTAATATTTTTTCCGCTAATAAATTCATTTTTAATTTTATTTTTATTTACTATTTTTCTAATCGTTTTTTAGTTCTTTTATTTCTCTTTGAATAGAGTTGAGTTTTTCTTCAGCAATTTCTATTTGTTTACGTAATTTTTTCAATTCTTCTAGCGAGTCAATATTTTTGTTTCTGACATAAAATCGCATTTCGTTTAAAATACATTCTTCGCCGTACTCTAAATTAGCCAAATGATGCTTGTTTTGTACGGTTTCAGCTTCTTCTTTTTTCACTCTATAATTTTCTGTAACATAGAGCGTCTTTGTTTCGTTTTTGATTTTTTCAATTACGTAGCATTCATATTCTATGAAGTTCACAGTTCTTATAACTCTTATTGCTATTTCCATTTTTATTTTCTAGTTTGTATTTGAGGGCAAGATTATTTTTACCTTGCCCTAATTTTTTTTTATGCTAATAAATTTATTATTCCAAAATAGCGGGCTCAATTGAAAAAGTATAATATGTACCGTTTTTCCCTTCGCTCTCACCCGTTTTAGTAATAATAAAGGGTATCCCTGACACGTAATAATTTACTAAAAAACTTGTGGGTTTGTCCGGAAACTCTAAAAAATTAGCTTCATGTATTTCTTTTGCTGCATCCTCTATATTCCCGACTAACAAAGTATTCGCTACTAAAATATTTTGTGTTTTCCCGTCTTTTTTAATCGTAAACTCTAAGACGGGCAAGTTTTTTGCCTCTCCTCTTTTATCTACAAAGTCAAAAAGTGTTTTGTGTTTTCTCAAAATCCCTTTAAAACTTTCTTCTTTTTTCCAATCGAAAAACGACCCAGATAAATCTAGCCCA